GGGGACCACTCCCGCAGAGCAGGCTTACTTACGTGAAATTAGAGACGATGATTTGATGTATGACTATGATAGATCAATTCCAACTGGCTCTACAGTGTTGCAAAACATACCCGGCGGGGATCCCGGCTCCGCGTCAATTACAGTTCGACCCGGCTCTGAAACTCCGACGTATGGGTCTGGCGATGGTCAGGCCGATTTGATCACGCCATTTTTGCCGGGCATGGAGGACATTCTAAATGTTCTACCTCGTCCGCAGGTAGATCCTAGAACTGGGCGAATTCCAGGCACATCAGGCACGTTTAACCTGTAGGTTGTTAAAATGAAGATCGAAATCAAACTAATCCCAGACGGACTCGATCTGGCGAAAGAGATTCAAGACGGCATGCCGATTGATCGCATGGTTGGTGCGGATGGCGATGAGGGTGAGTCTTGTCCCGCTGCTACGCAGGATATCGAGCTTAACCTTGAGAATAGACAAGACGCGATTGACAATCACAACTACGGGCCGTTGAATCCGAACCTCGATGACACCTCGAAGAATGATTCTTTTTGGCAAAAGATTGCCGACACGTTCAACACGGATATAGAGGCAGCGAAAGAAAGCCGCTGCGGCAACTGCGCTGCCTTCAACGTCACGTCAAGGATCAAGGACTGTATTGCCAAGGGTATAGGGATGGATGATGGCGCCGATCCGTATGAATCCGTCGAGGCGGGCGACATTGGATATTGTCAGTTTTTGAAGTTCAAGTGCGCGTCAATGCGAGTGTGTGACGCTTGGGTTTCCGGCGGTCCTATAACCGATGAAAAGATGGCGTCATAGTGGACGTTGTAGATTTTATCACAAGGTATCAGAAAACCTTGCAAACCCGCATTGATGATATTAGCTTGTCAGTAACAAGTGGCAGTGCTTCTGACATGGAGCATTACCGCGCGATGATAGGTGAGATTCAGGGGATCACCTACGCACTCGAAGAGTTACGCGCCCTGCTGAAAAAGGTAAACTATGACGACGCTTCTAGTTCCTGACCACATCCTCCGGCAACAGCAAGCCAAGAAAAAAGCTGAAGAAGAAGCCTCCAAGAAACCCCTGACTGATAGAATCCCGCAGCCTACCGGCTGGCGAATTCTTGTTATGCCCTATCAGGGCAAGGCCAAGACTGAGGGTGGAGTTTACGTCCCCGACCAAGCCAAGGACCGAGAAGCACGAGCTACTGTTGTGGCCTACGTGGTTCGTCTTGGGCCACTAGCCTACAAAGATCCGGACAAGTTTGGTCCTGATTGCAAGCCGTGGTGCCAAGAGGGCGAGTGGGTTTGTATTGGTCGGTACGCCGGATCGCGCTTCCAGATTGAAGGTGGCGAGGTCCGCATCATCAATGACGATGAAGTCATTGCAACCATCATCGACCCTGATGATATCAAGACATACGGAGCATAGTATGCAAAACAACCTTGCCGAAAAGGAAGAAGAAGGCGTAGAGGTCGTCACGACTGATGAGGAGGAGCAGCAGGCCGAAGATGTTTCACGTGAAACATCGGAGGAAGACGCTTCGACGGAAGAAGACAAGCCAGATGAATTAGAGCAATATTCCGAATCTGTTCAACGTCGTATTTCGAAGCTGACAAACAGGTTTCGAGAAGAAGAGCGCCAGCGTCAGGCGGCTATCGACTATGCCGAAGCGGTCAAGAAGCAGAATGAAGAGCTTCGTGCCCGTATCGACAAGTTAGATCAGTCGTATGTTGGTGAGTTCGGCAACCGTGTAGAGGCAGACGCTGCCGCTGCCAAGGAAGCCTACCGCAAAGCCTACGAGGGTGGAGATGCGGATGGGATGTTCGAGGCACAGCAGCGGATTAGCCGCATCGCTCTGGAACAGGCTCGATATGAAGAGGCCAAGCGGCGCAATGAGCAGCGGCGGGAGCAACCCGCTCCTAGCCCTGAACCTGCCGCACCACCACAAGAACAACCTGCCCAGCCTGACCCAAAGGCTGAAGCATGGGCGCAGAAGAACGAATGGTTTGGCAACGATCAGACCATGACGTATGCCGCTTTCGGCATTCATCGACAACTTATCGAGGAGGAGGGGTTTGACCCGTCCTCTGATGAGTATTATAGTGAACTTGACAAACGTGTTCGCACGGAGTTCCCGCATAAATTTGCGGAGACAAAGCGCGACAGTGGACCCAGAGTCGCTTCTGCTGGGTCAACGGCGTCAAAGTCGTCGTCACCAAAGGGGCGCAGAACAGTCAAACTGACTCCATCGCAGATTGCGATTGCGAAGCGATTGAATGTTCCGCTCGAGGAATATGCCAAGTACGTGAAGGAGTAAGTTATGGCGAATAGAAAACCACGCGAAGCAACAACTCGCGCAACCACCCAGCGGCGCAAGCCCTGGACCCCGCCTTCCAAGTTGGAGGCGCCCGAAGCACCCGCTGGCTATCAGCATCGTTGGGTTAGAACTCACCTCCGTGGTGATGACGACAAGCCCAACGTACACTCGAAGCTCCGTGAGGGCTGGGAACCAGTACGTGCAGACGAGTACCCCGACATGGGAGATCGCTACCCCGTGATCGAGGAAGGCAAGAATGCTGGAGTTATCGGCGTAGGCGGCTTGATGCTGTGTCGGATTCCAGAGGAAACGGTCGAAGAAAGAACTGAATACTATCGGGAACAGACCCGCAACCAGATGCGTTCCGTTGACGAAAACCTAATGAGGGAACAACATCCCTCGATGCCTATCCACAACGATAGGCAAAGTCGTGTAACCTTCGGAGGAAAAGATTCCTCCTAACTGATGAGGTAGAGCAATGGCAAATGCCAATGTTGGCTTCGGAATGAAGCCCATTAATACCGCTGGTAGCACCCCTGCTACTTCCGGTACTAATGCGTATCACATTAAGTCAGATGCAAGCGCGATCTTTCAAGGTTCTCCGGTTATCGCAACTAACGACGGCACTGTTGCTGTCTCCAGTTCTGCTTCCGGTGACACTTTGAAATTCCTTGGCGTTTTCGCTGGCTGTGAATACGTAGACGCAACCACCGGCAAGAAAAAGTTTTCGAACACTTGGCCCGGATCGGGAAGCGCGGACACGAACTTCGACATCATTGCGAATGTGTACGACAACCCGATGCAGCGGTTCATCATTTGTTCGGACGCTAGTCTTACCGACAAGGCGACCGCACGCGCCGCCATTTTCGAGAGCGCAGAGTTCTCGGCTGAGTCCGGCAAGGGCGCAGCAAATGGTAGCACAACCACCGGTATTTCGGCTGCACAGCTTGACGTATCGACCGTAGACGCTGCTGATCTTTCGCACCCGCTGAAGATCGTAGGCATCCTGGACGATGTGGAGAACGCTGACTTTACTGCTGCCGGTATTCCGCTGATTGTGATGTTCAACAACCATGCCCTTACAGCACCTGCCACTGGCGGATCTGCTGAAGGCACAATCTCGTAAGGAGGGTAGTGAGTTATGGCTATTTCTCGCGCACAACTCGCCAAAGAGCTTGAGCCTGGCCTCAACGCCCTCTTTGGCATGGAATATGGTCGCTACGAGGGTCAGCATGCTGAAATCTTCGATACCGAAGGCTCCGACCGAGCATTCGAAGAAGAGGTCATGCTGTCCGGTTTCGGCGCTGCACCCGTTAAAAACGAGGGCGCTGGAATCTCGTTCGACGACGCGAACGAGGCGTATACCGCACGGTATACCCACGAGACCGTCGCAATGGGTTTCTCGATCACCGAGGAAGCTGTTGAGGACAACCTCTACGACCGTCTGGCATCTCGCTACACCCGTGCCCTCGCTCGTTCGATGGCGCACACCAAGCAAGTTAAGGCCGCTTCCGTCCTTAACAACGCTTTCACCGCAGGCGCAACTGCCGGCGGCGACGGTGTGGCACTCTGTGATGCTTCGCACCCGCTCACCAGCGGTGGCACTTTCGCCAACGAGCCGTCCACTGCGGCAGACCTGAATGAAACCTCACTCGAAGATGCGCTGATCAACATCGCAGGCTTCGTCGATGAGCGTGGTCTGGTCATCGCACTGCGCGGTATGAAGCTGATTATTCCGCGTCAGCTTCAGTTCATTGCCGAGCGTCTCCTTGTATCGAACCT